ATGACCGAGGAGTCCCGGATGGCCAGCACCCGGAGAATGTCCCTCGCCACACAGGTGGTTGAGAGGGTTCTCGGGCGCGAGCGTCACGTCTGCAAGTGAGGGGTTGATCGTGTCTCCTACCAAGCTAGCAATCTTCGACTTCGACGGGACTCTGTTCCGTAGCCCCACCCGTCCCGAGGGTTGGAGCGGTGCATGGTGGGGGAACCCTGAGTCCCTCACCCGTCCGTTCGTCCCCGAGGAGCCCAGCGTGGACTGGTGGAACCAGACCGTGGTGGATCGGGCGATGAGGGACATCGCCAACGAGAACACCTTGACGGCCCTGGTCACGGCGCGGGTGAAGCACAGGTTCACCCTGCGTATCCGAGAGTTGCTTGAGCAGGCTGGGTTGAAGTTCGACCATGTGTTCCTGAGCCCAGACGAGGAGGACTCCAAGAACTACAAGCTCAAGGTTCTCACCACGCTCATGTCCGACAACCCCTCGGTGAGGAACGTGGACATCTGGGAGGACAGCGAGGAGAACCTCATGGTCATGTCCAACTACGTGGAGGGCCGTGGTCGTGCAGCGTTCCCACATCTCGTGACGGTGAGCGCCCACGCTCCTGAGGTCGAGTACATGGCCGGGCGTGTTGTCGCCCGGTTTCGGGGGTCCCTGTGACAGTAGGACTGTTCTTCCCGCTCCCTGAACATCTGGCCAAGGAGTTCCCTTCACTGGGTGAGGAGGATGACTCCCCCTGTCACGTCACGTTCCTGTGCGTGGGGGAAGGCCCCAGCCCTGGGGACGTTCCCAGGTTCCTCGATGTGGTCCGGTCGGAGGTGGAGAACTGGCCCTGGAGGATGACCGCGACGTTGATGGGGCTGGAGTACTTCCACAACCCTGAGCACACCGTGGCCTACAACCGGGTGAGCTTCTACAGCGACATGGCCCCCCTTCGGGTGTCTCTCATCCATGCCCTGGAGGCCAACGGGTTCACAGTGGAGGACAGCCACCCGCTGGACTACAACCCCCACGCCACCCTCGCGTACCTCACCCCTGGGGACACCTACGAGGGGGACGTGCCCACGGGGTCATGGACGTTCAACACGGTCGAGGTGTGGGGGCTGGGGGATGACCCCGTGGAGCTCCCGATGGGGGAGATGGCCGGGAGGGTCGCGATGGCCGTACGAGTTGCGGCCCGCTACAAGAAGAAGACCAAGGACGATGAGGGCAACGTCCACTATGAGTATTCGGAAAAGCAAATTTCACACAGAAATCACGGAAAAGCTGATAAGGTAGAGCACCTTCGTAAGAATATCTCTGACCTTCGTGCAAAGGTCAGATCCGACCTGAAAGCGGGGCTGGAGTGAACATCTCGAAGACGCAAGGGCCTCGTTCGTGGGTGATCTACGCTCTTAGTGACCCCAGAACTCCAGAGGCTGTGCGTTACGTTGGGGTCACTCATGCCACCCCCAGGAACCGTCTTGCACGGCATTTGAGCAACGCCCGTAATCCGAGGGTTCCTACTCATTCCTCACACTGGATCATGTCTTTGCTGATGTGTGGGGTTACCCCCTCCATCAGGGTGATTGATAGTGGGAGGGGTCTCGGCTGGGAAGCCTCTGAGATGTATTGGATCGCGTGGCACAAGGAACACGGGTCCGACCTGACGAACCACACGTCCGGTGGGGAAGGGGCAGTGGGACGACCTTGTTCCCCCGAGACCAGAACCAAGTTGTCCACGGCTCGCCGTAGAAGGGTGACAAGCCCAGAAACCATCGTGAAGATGTCTGCGGCGGCCAAGGGCAAGAAACACAGCCAAGAAACCTTGGCAAAGATGTCAGCATCAAGTCGCGGGAAAAGGCACAGTCCCGAGGCCCTAGCCAAAATTTCTGCGGCCAGCCGGGGCAGGAAATTCAGTGCGGAATCCTGCTCCAAAATGTCCGCGTCCCATCTAGGTAGCAAGCAAAGTTCAGAGGCCATTGCCAAATCTGCGAATGCACGCCGGGGTCAGAAACGAGGTCATCAGGCTCTTGCCAACATAACTGAGGCCAATCGAAGGGGGGGGAACCAGATCCAGGAATCCACGGATCGAAGTCCCCATGGAAGGATTCGGCAGGAGAAGTCTGGTGGCCCTCGTGAATGACGCAGACAAGAAGTGGTATGCGGCCCTGGCAGTGGGGCTGATGGACCACACCTGTGAGCGCGTGGGGAACCCCACGTCCGCAGACGATGGACATTTTGGGGTTTCCGTATGGAGGGCCAAGCATTTCACCGTAGGTAAGAACACGGCCACAGTGCGCTACGTTGGAAAGTCGGGCGTCGAGCACGAGAAAACCATCGACGACCCCCTGCTACTGAAGGCCATCAAGAAGGCACTCAAGGGCAAGAAGCCCGAGGATGAGTTGTGTGGGGGGGTCACCGCGAACGACGTGAACGAGTACCTCTCGGAGTTCGACATCACGGCCAAAGACATCCGGGGGTTCAGGGCCAACGACGAGATGTGCAAGGCCCTCCGTGATGAACGGGCAAAGGGACCTAAGACCCTGCCCAAGGGTCGCAAGGAGAAGGACGGGATCCTCAAGGCCGAGTTCAAGCGTGCTCTGGAGACCGTTGCAGAGGTGGTGGGCCACGAGGCTGCCACCCTCCGATCACAGTACTTGGTCCCGGGCCTGGAGGATCAGTTTGTCAAGGACGGGACGGTCCTGAAGTCCCTGAAGGTCGGGACCAAGACCGACAGCGAGCGTGAGAACGAAGACGTTGAGGCGCTGGTCAAGCCCTCCCCGAAGAAGAAGCCACCGCGCCATGACCTCCGTCGGGAGAGGCTGGATGTGGAGGATTCCGACACGGACACATCCGACGATGACATGTCCCTGAACTACAAGGACGCGGCACAGCGGGTGGCCATGGTTGTCAGGGTCGCTCACCGGGTTCTCGGGAGCTACCCGTTTTCTAGGTTATTCCAAGACGGTTAGGTAGTGGGAGATCCCGCCGGGAGCCCCCAATTTCGGACCAGATCCCCACGGCAATCCCGGTCGGGACCACAGGAGAAACACCTCTCATGAAGACACAGAAGAAGGCTTCCAAGGCGGGCGTTCGTCGCGTGACCGCGAACATCGACGCTCTGGCATCGCTGGTTCAGCACCACTACGCCAGCCTGGGCCTCCCCAAGGTGGCGGCGATCGACTTCGCTACCCGCTGCGACATGCTCTCGGACTTCCTCGACCAGCGCCGCACGGCGGGCTACTTCGACCCCTCGGAGATCGCCGTCGAGGTCCCAGGCCCCGAGGCGTTCGACTCGAACAACCCGTTCATGGAGGGCCACTTCACCCAGGAGCAGTTCCGCGCCCTGGACGAGAAGCAGATGTCGGGCGAGCTCGCGGCCAACGCTGCGAAGCACGTCGCGGACCCCAAGCTCGCGAAGCTCGTCCACGCTGCGGCGTACAAGGCCGCGATGCAGTCGTTCACCTCCCTGAAGTCGGCCAAGAAGGCCGACGAGGATGAGGAGACCGAGGAGGTCGAGGCAGCCGACGACGAGGACGCCAAGGCCGAGAAGACGGCGATGATGGCCGAGCTCTACAACCGCATCAAGCGCGAGACGAAGACCGCCAAGCCCACCCCGAAGGCCGCGAAGAAGGCCGAGGACGAGGACGAGGCAGTCGAGGAGGAGGAGTCGGAGGAGGAGGCCAAGGAAGAGGCCGACGACGCCGAGGACGAGTCCAAGAAGACCGCGAGCATCTTCGGCCTCTACCGCTGAAGGGGGCCGTGATGACCACGTCCCGTCGGGGTACCTACGTCGATTACCAAGCCCGAGCCACGGCGTTCCACGTCGGGGACCGGGTCTACCCGATTCTCAAGGGCAACCCGTCCAACGGCGGGACCGTTGTCGCGGTGTGGCCTGCCATCGGGATGGTGGACGTTCAGTACCCCCACGGGGCGACCCGCGCCCCGGTGGAGGATCTCCTCATCGACAGTGGGAGTTCCATCGACGCCAGTGTGGACGTGGCGTACGACAGCGTGCCGGGCGGCACCCACACGGTCCCGGTGTCAGGGGGTCCTGTCCTCACGGACAAGGAGGTCTCCGCACACCGGGTGGCTACTGGGCACCTGAACAAGATGGCCGTGTACTGGGCGGCAAAGGGTCGCCAGTACCGCCCCTGCAAGACCGAGATGGAGACCGGGAGGCTGAACTGCCCCCGGTGTGAGGACGCCTACCTTCGTCGTGTGATCTACAAACATGACGAGGGGCAGAGGGTCCGGTTGTTTTGTTGCCCTGAATGTTTGTTTCTGGTCCGACAGTCCGATGTGTTGGGGATGGGTGACCAATGACATCGGGGGTCTACCAAATTCGGAACCTGTTGGATGGCAAGGTCTACGTTGGTAGGTCCGTCACCGTAGAGAAGCGTTGGTCTGGGCATCGGACGGCTCTTCGCAATGGCTCCCATCGAAATCCACACCTCCAAGCTGCGTGGCTGAAGTATGGGGAGGAGTCGTTTGTGTTTGAGTTGTTGGAGGAAGTCCCCCCCGATGGTCTGCCAGTTCGTGAGGGGCACTACTGTAACGCGCTGTGTGTGTTTGATCCCCGTCGCGGATACAACCTGGATGTCGTGGATACCAGTGGGGGGCAGACTGTTTCCGTAGAATCTCGACGGAAAATGTCCGCGTCTAAGAAAGGGAAACCGGGCCCTTGGGCAGGAAAGACTCGTGTCATGTCTGCCGAGCACAAGGCAAAAATTCTCGCGGCGGCTGTGAGTAGGAGGGGGCAGAAAATGATTCTCTCCGATGCTGAGAGGCTCCGTAGGGGGGCTCAAATCGCAGCCATTGTCCAACGGGATGATGTCAGGGCTAAACTCTCTGCCCTTCAGAAGGGTCAAACGAGGGCCCCCCTCACAGATGAGACGAAACGTCGTATCTCTGAGGGCAAGAGGAACGGACACGCCATCAGAGCCGCACTCCATGCTGCACAGGAAGGGGAGTAACCCGTGGCATTTCTCCGGTACGCCAACGCTAGGACTGTCTCTCCCTACACTACTGGTCAGGGCTGGGACAAGGTCCGTGTCGCTGCGGCACAGACCCGGATGGACCGCAGCCTCGTTGACCAAGCCTCCAAGATCCTGAACGAGCAGTTCGACCCGTCCCGGTACCTGTTGTCCCACGCCACCATCGTGGCGTCCGTGGACACGGTGGACGTTCCGAACGCGCGCCTGGGTGCAGCCACCGTGGGTGGCAAGATGGTCAACCGCAAGACCACGGCGTTCCGCATCAAGCCTGAGTGCGAGCAGTACATCAACAACAACTTCGACTCGTGGTCGAGGAACGTGCTGTTGAAGTCGTACCGGACGTTCATCGGGGCGCACAACTTCCTCGAACACGTCCAGATCGAGAACCTGTCCAAGGGTCGCATCCTCGATGCAGTGGCCAGGGACATCGGGGACTCGGTCTACATCGACATCCTCATCGCGACCGACCGCAAGCACCGGGAGCTCATCAAGGACATCGAGAGCGGAGAGCTCACGACCCTTTCGATGGGGTGCTCCATCGACGGGAGCACCTGTACACAGTGTGGCCACTGGGCGGCGGACGAGACCGAGTTCTGCGATCACATCAAGTACATGAAGGGCAACACCTTCTACGATGAGCGTGGCAACCGCTGCCGCATCGCAGAACTGTGTGGCGACGAGTCCCTGGACCCGACCGCGGGTGTGGTGTTCATCGAGGGTAGCTGGGTGAAGATCCCGGCGTTCAAGGGTGCAGTTCGCCGCAACCTCATCACCCTGTCCTCGGACGACAACGCCAAGCTCGCCAAGAAGATCAACCGGGTGTACTCGTTCCCGGCCACGGTCCCCGCCGACGGTGCCTTCCTCAAGGCTGCCCACGGTACACTGGTGGATGGTCAGTCCCCGTTGTCGTTCCGTGACGCCCGGAGGCCCGCCAGCATGACGGTGATCGCCGCGGACGACATGGACATGGACATGGGTGTGGACGAGGGTGGAGGCGATGAGGCCCCGGCGGCTCCCCCACCCGCTTCGGACCCCCTGAAGGACCTCACGGACGAGATCAAGCGCAAGGTCCTGGACAACGTACGGGACAGCCTCAAGAATGACCTCACCAAGGGTGACCTTGCCAAGGTAATCTCCGACGCCACTGCCCCGAACGACACCATGGTCAAGCAGGCCATGGAGAAGAAGGCCCGGGAGAAGAGGGCCGCGTACCTCTCCGGGGTCAACAAGGTCGTGCGTACGGCTGGGAGCGATCTGGAGCTCATCCAGAAAATCGCACGGCTGAACACCCGGTGGTCGATTTTTCTTCCCGGAAGTCTCTATTGCACAGCCCTAAAGGTCGGGGGCTCCCACAAGTACGGGAGCCTCCAATCGTTTCTCGGCAAGTGCCAAGGGCATCTGGGACGAGCTCCGACCGTTCCAGAGGCCCGGGCTCTGGTTCGTCTCGCCAAGTTGCTTTCAACCCGTCGGGTCGGCGTCACGCCGAAGAAATCCTAACTCAGGAGAACCATCAAAATGTCACGACGCCGCATCACCTGGGAGCACCCCTCCCGCAAGGCTTCCGCTCCCCCGGCCACACCGGGCCACGAGGAGCCCTCCATCCACCCCGCCGCGTACCCCGACCCGGAGGCAGACGCCTACGAGAACGGCGACACGAGCTCGTGGGCGGAAGATCCCCACGCCGGTCCGTACCCGAACGGTGCGCCCCCGGCCCTCCCCGGCACGGATGCCCCCCAGGGTCACCCGGCGACGGACATGGCCCACTACTTCCCCAACGGCGTCGGCAAGCGGGCGAGCCGCCAGCTTCTCGCTGCCCTGGAGGCGAAGGCTGCCAAGTGCATCCGTCTCGCCGCCCGGATGCTGGGCAAGAACGCGAGCCATGAGGCCATCGAGGATCAGGCCATCGACCTCATGACCCTCACCGAGCGTCAGATCCAGGCGACCCTGCGTCGCTTCGCAGAAGAGGGCGGCGACGGCAACACCGACCTCCTCGCGTTCGAGAACCTGACCCTCACCCCGCCCCGCACTGGCGGCGAGGACGACACCGAGGAGCTCCTCCAGGCCATGCTGGCCGAGGAGTCTGGCGAGGGCGAGGACGAGGAGGCCATGCTGGCATCCATGCTGGCCGATGAGCAGAAGCGCCTCGCATCGCTCAAGCCCACCGCCAAGAAGGCGGGTCAGAACGACCCCCGCGCGACCTACAAGGGCAAGAAGGCCGAGGCTCCCGTCGCCAAGAAGGCCGAGGAGGAGGCCGAGGAGGAGGAGAAGTCTCCCTCGGACGCCGAGGCCGCGAAGAAGGCCGCTCACTTCCAGCGCCTCGCCGCGTACTGGACGAAGGTCGCCAAGAAGGCAGACGAGGACTCCGAGGAGGAGCCCGAGGAGAACGAGGAAGAGGCCGAGGAGGACGAGAAGTCCGAGCCCGCTTCCAAGGAGGCCAAGAAGGCCGACAAGCTCCCCGAGGCCCTGAAGGACAACCAGTTCAAGGCGAAGGACGACAAGGCCGACAAGAAGGCCGCGTTCATGCGCCTCGCTGGTGAGTTCCTGTCCGCCGACCTCAAGGAGACCCTCGCCGCCCTCATCGCAGAGGACGACGCATCTGAGGCCCCCGCCGTCGAGAAGGCCGCGGACGACTTCATGATGGACGACCTGGGCGAGGACCCGATGCTCGACGGCCTCGGGATGGACGACGCGGGCGACATGGACATGGATGACCTGTCCGTGCTCTACGGGATGCACACCGCCTCGGAGGAGTCCGAGGAGGGTGAGAAGGCCGAAGAGGAGGAGGAGGCTCCCGCCAAGGAGGAGAAGAAGGCCGCGGTTCGCCCGCAGCCCCGCCGCGCCTCCACGGGCGTCAAGACCCTCGGCACCGTCGCCAAGGTCGCCTCGTCCGAGGTGAACGACCTGTCGAAGCTCTGGGCCTCGGCCCCCGACGTGTCCGAGATCTTCGGCACGAACAAGTCCTGATCCAAGCCACCAAGGCTGAGTGAAACGGAGGGCTCCAAGAGAAATCTTGGAGCCCTTTCCGTTTTCCGTTCAATACCCGACCCCAAGAGTACGAGGACCAGCTTGGTTCTCAGAACTCGTGTCCCCTCTAGCATGGTGCCAGTGGATCACGAGGGTCACCTCCCTCCCCTGTAAACAGGGGTCAGATCGGAGCCTCTCATGGCAGGTTTGACTGGACAGGCGAGTGGTGGCTGGACGGAGTCCACGTCGGCTCTGCGGATCCTCTACGTCGGTGTGCGAAACACCGTCGGGGTCCTCACCGACGACAGCTTCACCCAGACCAACCCTCCCCTCATCACGACGGCTGGCACGGTTTCAACTTCTCCGGGCGCTCTCACCGAGACCTTCGGTGTGCTCTCGGGCTCGGTGGCGTTCGTTCGCCCCGATGCAGGCAGCAACTTCGTCGGTGGTCCCAACAAGACCGCGATGACCCTCCCGGCATCGGTGACGCAGGTCCTCCCGGTGGGCTGCTTCATCAACAACGCAGCGGGCAACCCCTACGAGAACCTTCCGGCGGCAGCGTCGGGCAAGGGTCCGTATGTCTCGGGAATGGGCACCTACGGGTCGCGCCTGTTCGAGACCAACCTCCTGGTGACCACCAACGGCGGCACCGTGGCTGGCACGGCGCTCACCTACGTCGCGGGCATGAAGCTCGTGGCCTCGCAGAACGGCTACCTGATGCCCTCGATGGTCTACACGGGCGCAGCCCTGGACCCCGTGGACGCGGGTGCGGCGTTCAACTCGCTCGAAGGTGTCAACGGCCTCACCGCCACGACCTTCGGCATCCTCAAGATGGCACCCGACTCGGTCATGAACGAGATCGTGTTCGACCAGCGCGTCTGATCAAGAGGAGAAGAGGAATACCATGAGCACACCCAACGTCAGCACCGCGATCAAGCAGAAGATCATCGGTGACCACATCAAGACCGCCGCCGGTCGCGCCAAGCTCGCTGCGTCGATGACCCAGCCGCTCCGCACCCGTCGCGACTACATGAGCGTGGGTCGCAAGACCTTCCTCGTGGAGGAGCTCCCGGACGGAGCCCTTCCGATCTACGACAAGGACCCGGACGTGACCGCGTACGTGGTTGGTGAGGAGGGTGAGAACATCCTCGCCATCACCAAGCCCCGCCGCGTGATCTTCCCCCTGTTCGAGATCGCATCGAACCCGGAGATCCCGCTCACCCAGATCAAGGAGCGTCGGTTCGACCTCATCGAGCGCGCCCAGGATCTGGCCCGTGCGATGATCCAGGCCGCAGAGGACGAGCGCGTCTTCGCGATCCTCGACGCCATCGCGATCAACGGCTTCGACAGCATCCCCGGCGGCACCAACGCGGACATCCCCGTGGTCGCCCCCCTCAACGGAGCCGTCCTCGCGGACGCCTTCGCAGAGGTGGAGCGTCACGACCTCCGCGTCGCCCGCGTGTACATGAACGCCCGCGACTACGCCGACGTGCGGAAGTTCGGTCGCGACATCCTGGACATCGAGTCGCAGGCGACCCTGCTCAAGACTGGCCTCCAGGCCACGCTCTGGGGCGCAACGGTCATCACCTCGCGTCTCGTCCCGGCAGGCACGGTCTACGTGTGCTGCGAGCCCGAGATGTTCGGTCGCATCCCGGTCAGGACCGAGCTCACCGTCCTCTCGGCGGACGACCCCAAGGCCCGTACCATCGGCTTCTCGGTGTTTGAGAACCTCGGCATTGGTGCCTACAACCCCCGCGGGTTGGTGCGCCTCACGATCACCCGCTGATCGCTGAACTGCCCTGATTCCCGGCCTTTCCCACCCTCCCAGTAACAATCCAAAGTGAGTCCCGGCCCCGAAAGGGGTTCGGGCCTCACCCTATTTGGCGTCCAGTGAGTTGCATAACGGGGCATTTCCGACTACGCTGTACCCCATGACACCCATCCCCTGTCCTGTGTCCGCCGAGGAACTTCGCCGTCTGGTTCATGGCGAGAAGCTCACGGATGACGCCATCGCGTCACTCCTTGGTGGCACCAATCACCGGGTCCAGTCCTGGCGTCGCAGGTACGGCATTGAAGCTGTGGCCCGCTGGGCGCGACACGACGTTCCACCCATCGAGGGGAGGCTGAAGTCTCTCCTGGTGGGTTCCATGCTGGGGGACGGTCGCATTGTTCGCAGGCACCCCCAGGGGAGTCCCATCCTTATGGGCACCGTGAGCTCCGGGGCACGCTGGGTAGGTGTTGCACCTGTAGTAGGGACCCCATTTCCCGGTGGGGCACAGGACCATAGGATTCCCGCACTCGGGGCATGAGAGGTTGTGGGTCATTGCAGGTACGAGAAGGTGGCCATCACTCGTTCGAGGGTGTCTTCCCCTGAGGGATCTCTCACGTCGCTCACCAGGGCCTGGATGACCAGCTTCACGGCCCGAGAACCATGGTCTTTCGTCTCTGGTTCAAGATGGGTCAACCACGCCACGATGTCCATGCTGCTGCGGTTCTCATTGCAGTGGTTGCAACAGGTGACGAGGTTTGATCTTAGGTTCGTGCCCCCCTGCGAGGCGGGGACGATATGGTCCAGCGTCAACCTCCGGGGTCTCTTGTCATACCAAGTGGGGCCACGCTGGGCAGACCCACAGTAGACACACCGCTCCCCGTCGCGGTCGTACACGAAATTCCGTCTGTTCCTGTGATTGGGGCGAACCATGTTCAGTCGGGTTTGGCAAGGGCTACGTCCCCACCCTCACATGGGTGGGATGGTGGCGGGCCATGGCACCCTACGGGGTGGGGTCGATCTTGGTGGAGCCCTCGGTGAGGTTGAAGGCCCCGGCGAGCCACGCGGTCTCCGCGCGACCCAGGAGCTCGATGGCCTCGGCCTCGGTGGCGTCGATGCCCTGGACGCCCATGCGGAGGAGGGGAGAGCCGTCCTCGGTGATGAGGGTGATCCGAGCCTTGGCGCTCTCGACCTCGACGAGCGCCCGACCCGCCGTATACCATGTGTTGACCACGTAGGTGAGCGCGCCCTCGACGATCTTCCCCGAGGTCAGGTGCGAGTGCTTGGACTTGTACACCAGGGGCATCATCGCCCGTCCCGCGCCCATGCCCGCCGTGTGGCCGAAGCCGTCCTTGTCGGGGGTCTTGGTGAAGGGCTGTCCCGCGTGGCCGAACCACACCGACGGCTCGAAGTTCTCCTTGACGTGCTGTTGCACCCGGTTCGAGGCCGAGTTGATCTCGAACCACCGGGAGTCCACCTTCTCCCCGGGACGGCCACGGCGACCGTCGTAGGTGTTCATGGCCGCGGTGAGCGTGGCGCTGGAGTAGAGGCGGTGGTCTTTCGACCAGTCCGCCAGGGTCTCGTTGTCCTTGCACACGGAACAGATCACCTCCTTCACGTCGCCGGTTTTCGCGTCGCAGATCGCCGTCCACCGCTCGATGTGAGCGGTCTTGCAGCGGTCGCACTTGGGGTCGTGGATGTCGTCGAACTTCATGTTTGTATTACGCCCGGTGACCGGCTTGGACTACACGATCCTCAGGCTGTCCTTGGCGAGGGCCTCGTTGGCGGTGGCCACCAGGGGCTTGCTCGCCTCGTAGGGCGCGTCACGGATCTGCACTGGGTCCATCGGCCTCTCCAAGAGGGCGTCGTACGCCCGGCGCATTGCCGCCACGAAGTCCTTGAGGGCGGGGCGCTTGTCCTGTGGCTTGGCCGTGAACTCGCCCACGTACTCAGGTGCCCAGAAGTCGAGCACCGACCCCTCCCGCACCTGGATGGTGAAGGTGTCCACGATCCCGTAGGTCTGGAGCTCCATCACCTGGAACACGAGGGTCTGTACGTCGGCGGGCTTGGTGGTTTCCATGGACGTATTACGCCACGCCCCCGATGCGATTGTCCATCTTCTGTCCATCTCTGTCCATGTTGACAGCCACCTCCAGTTCTGCGAGGCTCACCCGGCTCCGTGGCGTAACCGGAGCGGTAGGAGACAGAGAGGTCCATCGTGAACCGCACAGATCACACGCCTTGGGTCATGTCCACCATCGCCGCTGGCGCTCTCATGGCTGGTTGCCTTGGGGACCACGTTCGCCCCACGTCCCCGGAACGGATGGAGGCAATCATGCACTGCCCGGAGTCGTTCGATGAGAACGGTTGGTACCTTGCCGGGGTCCATCAAGTGTCCTGGGTTGACGGTGCATGTCAGGTTGACTGCGAACAGGGGCGCACCCTCTGTGGGGGGGTGTGTCTCAGCGAGGCTGATGTCCCCCACTCGGCCTGCGATAGGTGCCAGAACACTTGTCAGGCCACATGGGTCTGTGTCCACGACAACGCGATGCGCGACGGGTGGGGCAGGATCACGGTCCCCGCCCGCTGGGTTTGTGCAGACCCGCGAGTCCCCCGGCCCCGATACTGACCATGAAGAAGGTTGGTAAGATTCGAGCGGCAGAAGGCGGATTTGGTTGACACATATGGTCGTTGTGCTACGACGACCTCGTGAACAAGCTGGGACGCCCAAGGAAAGACCTCGATGCAGTCCTTGTTGATCTCTACCAAAAAGGTTCTTCAGAGGGCTCATTAGCCCTACAATTTGGGGTTGGCCGCAGCACTATTCACCGAAGGCTGGTGTCCGCAGGAGTCATGTTGCGGACACCAGTTGAAGCCTCAGACCATTTGAGGCACAGGGAAATCCTCCTCACGGAGGAGGCTGTAGAGCTCCTCGATGGTCTCCTTCTCGGTGATGGGAGTTTAGAGTCCCCCACCCACAGCGAGTCCCGTTTCGCGTTAGGGCAAAGGGTGGGACGGGAAGGTTGGGTACACGACGTTGCCCGACGACTCGGTAATAACGGCATCCCCTCCGTGGTCTCCAACCGTGGGGAGCGGGGGTGGGAACTCAGGACACCTAAGTACCGGACCCTGACAAGGGAGCGTTTACGGTGGTACCCAAGTGGGGTCAAGGCTGTCCCCGTTGATGTCAGACTCACACCTTTGTCAATCTCCCAGTGGTATTGGGGGGATGGGCTGGTTGAGAACAACGGGTATCGCATGGGGTTCTGCACCGACAGCTTTGCACAAGAACAAGTGCAGTTTCTTGCCTCTCAACTACGGTTTCAGTACGGGTTGGAGTCCGTCGTCCGCCCACACCAAGGCGGGTTTCGGATTTACATCAGTCAGCGTGCAAGCCGTGTTGGGTTGGTGCGCCTTCTGGAGACATTCTGCCCCCAGTGTTTCCAGTACAAGTTGAACGTCCGGGGCATCATCTAGGAGAGCAGACATGGAAACCATCATCATTGAAATCCGCAGTGCCGAGGGCGGCGACGACGCCAAGGATCTGGTTCGTGTGCAGTGCGGGGTGTTCGCGGCGCGGGCGCTCCTCAAGTGTCTTTGACCTCG